TTACGGACGGAATCCGGCCCTGACGTAACGGATCGACGGCAGAATAATCAATTTGATGATATAGGCAAGCAACCAAATTACGATAAAGCCGATCAAGGCGGAAAAAAATGAACCGATAGCAATATCGCCAGCATCATTATATTGATAAAATGGCCGCCCCATCAAACATAACATGATGACCGGGAAAATAAATGCCGCATAAAACGAACAGACCAACGTCAACCGCCAATAACCTTTTGACATAATGATTTTCCTATGGTTAAATCTTCATGAAAACGCTTCACACATTCGCTTACCCGGATATCCTCAAAACGGATCGGCGATTTTAAATATAAATTTTCAAGCCGCTTGGTACGACTCATCGCTACATAAACCATACCAGCACCAAAAGTCCCTTGCGGACTGTAAACCAGCGATGGCAAGGTCATACCTTGTACTTTGTGAACCGTGAACGCCCAAGCCAAAACCAGCGGTATTTGCTGATAGGTTCCAATTACTTCAAGACGATGACGGGAATTATAACATGTTTCTTCCCAAATGGCCGGTTGAACTTGATATTTTTTACCGGAGAAAATATTTTTTACCTCCACGGTGGACTCATCTATGATTGCAGTTATAATACCCAACGTACCATTCACCCACTCTAAGGCCGGGTGATTTTTAACAAACATAACCCGAGCTTCCGGTTTAAGAACTAAATATTCGGAAACCGGAAGTTCATTGACGTCACAATGCAAGAAAGAACCGGTTTTAGCCGCCTTAAAAACAGTGGACGCGCCAGGTAGTTTTTGCAGTTCGCAATCATTACAGTTTTGGGCGCTCTTCCGATGGGGAAATACTATTGTGGTTTCAGCAGGAGGCGGTTGGCATCTTTGATTAAAATATTCCAAGCATTCTTCAATATGACGAAATTCCCGCAGGTCATTAAGATGTTGTACATAGTTTTGCTCACCTTTAATTTGACGAAATACTTTGGTGAATTCAACGTGGCAAAGCGAAATCTCCTTCATACAGAATGCATCAAAGAAGAAACAACTTGGCCATTTATCCCAGAGAACGGCGTCTCTGGCGGGAGCCGCAAACCTTTCCGCAATTTCATCTTCTACCACCGGCGGTAATTGGAAAAGATCGCCGACCGCGATAATCTGCACTCCTCCGAATGGAACATCGGTATTATTGACCCGGCGCAAGGTATGATCAATCAAATCCAGCAGATCGGCACGAACCATAGAAATTTCATCAATCACCAGGCGCCGTAGCGTCTGCAAATCCGTCCGTTCCCGAATATCCGGGATCAATTGAGGCGTCGCATAGGGCGCAATAGGGAATTTAAAATAGGAATGAATTGTCCGACCGCCAATATTCAGCGCAGCAATCCCGGTCGGCGCGACAATCGCAGTAGCAAAATTTCGGGCAAGAATATATCTTACAAAATGTGATTTTCCCGTCCCCGCGCCGCCAGTAATCAGGACAAACGGGTTATCCTTTGCGTTCTCAATAATTTGCTGTGCATGAATAAATTCCGGAGTAATTTCCGAAGTCGCCAAAATGTGACAACGTTCTTTCTCCTGGTCCAGTTCATGAATTAATTTATTCTGATCGTCGGTCAGCACGTTTAATTTGTGTTCTTGCTGGCGGAAATGTTCCTTGGCATTATTCAGCCGTTCGCCAAGTACCTGATTGGCTGTTTTGAGCGAATCATTTTCAACTTCAAGAAGCTTTTTATCATTAACCAACGGGAGCAGTTGATTATAATTATTTTGTAAATTTCTGTAATCATTGGAAAGTCGTCGATTTTCCTTGCGCAAATTACGCCAATCGGAATAAAAATAAACGACAATAACACAGAAAAATAAGCCCAAAACCCAATATGACTCGTTGCTCATTTCCCAAGCTCTACTATTTGATAGGTAGCAATGTAATCAGGGAAACGAGAAAAAGCAAATCTATTGGGGGCGGGAATGGTATTCGCCAGGAGCGTCCGAAACACCGGCGTTGTTAGCCATCATGTCCAGATTGTTAATGCGCATTTGCTCGATGGTATGGTGAACCGTCTTGAGTTGTTTCTGCGTCAAATCGTTTAATCCCTCGATAATCATCTGTTTGAGCGGATCGGAACTGGAGGGGACAATGTTCAACTCGTCCAGATCAATTTTGCCCCGGGCTTCATAGAGCAGACGATTCAGCAAGTTCAGGTCATAGTCCGGAAGATCGGCATCTTGAAGCATCTCGTAAACTTTTCCCCATTGTTTAATGGTAAAAGTGGCCATGCCGTTAACGACCAGCGAGACAAACTGACGGCTGCACTGCAAGGTATCCACAATATCACGCTGTTTAATATCGGTTTTGGCCAACGCAATCCGAAGACGCTTGCCAAAATCTTTTCTTTTACTGTTGTCTAGCTCGTCCGTCATGTTACCTCGCTTGTTGTCTAGTATTATAATAGATCAAACAGCATTTGTCAATATATTTTTATTAAATGTCTAATTAAACACTTGACAAATTTTGCTGTTTCGCGTATAATAAAATTGTCAAGCATTTGACTAGACAAACGTAATAACGAGGAGTGGTAAAATGACGGAAGTCGGTAAAGGCATGGTGCGAATGATGGTCAATGAGTTGAAACGCAAGCGCTGTCTTGAAGATGCTGACTATAAAGAGATTATGGAGTTTCTCGCGCCTCAAAAGAAAATCAAGAGTTTTCCGATGTCGGTCACGGGATCAATTCCGGCGCCAGTGGCATAAACTACTTCATCAGGGAGGAAAAGGAAATGGAAAAGGTATTGACCAGTTTGAGACGCAGAGGGCTTAAAGTCGAACAGTCGGCGGCGTGGATTACGATCGAGCTGAAAGAGAAAAGGAAACGGAAATGAGCAAAGCGGATGCGGTTATCATGGTTCAATATCCCCCGTGGGGGACGCTGAAAACCGTTTGCCGTCTCTTCGGGGTCGGCAAGGACCGGGTTAACGAATGGGTTCAGAAAGGGTTCGTTCGTCGCGTCGGACAGCACACGTCGGTGCAGTTCTGCTGCGAAGACATCGACTGCACCATGAAAGCCATCGCCGGAGGCCTCCAGCCCCGCGTGACCAGAAGACGGTAGAAACGAGGGAACGAGGGAACAATAGAACATTAGAACGGGGGAACAATAGAACATTAGAACAATAGAACATTAGAACATTGAAACGGGAAAACGGGAAATAGGAGAACGGGAATGGGAACGCTGGAGCAATTAACCGACCGGGTCCGGAAACTCGGCGGAACCAAAATCAATCTGCAAATCTGGCCGGAAATTGATGTGATCGAAATGTCTATGCTGCCGGCCGCCGGTCCGGCGGTCAAAGTGTCGGGTTTATCAATCGAAACCGTCGCGGCGACCATGTTGCAACGCATGGAACGGCTGCAGCATGATGTGTTAACGGGGCGGGAATGATGACGCCGTATTATCAGGACGATTATACTACGCTGTATTGCGGCGATGCGCTGGAAATTCTGCCGGAACTGTCCGGCATCGGGGCTTTAATTACCGATGCGCCGTATTCGTCGGGCGGTTTTACCCGCGGCGACCGGACCGCGCGGACTTCCGAAAAATATCAGAATACCGGCACGGTCAAAAAGTATATCGAGTTTTTCGGCGACAACCGGGACGCGCGGTCTTTCGCGTTCTGGTGTTCGCTGTGGCTGGAGATGGCATACTCCCGGATGGTCGACGGAGCGTTCGCGGCGGTCTTCTCCGACTGGCGGCAACTGCCGCTGATGTCCGACGCCATTCAGTCCGGCGGGTTTGTCTGGCGCGGTACCGCCGTCTGGGACAAAGGACCGAGCGCCCGGCCGCAGTTGGGACGGCCGCGCCTTTCCCGGCTGCTGGACGATTCCGGTCGAGTCCTACGAGAAATACCATGTGACCGGCAAGCCGCCGGTTCTGATGTCCGAACTCTGCATGATGAGCAAAGGCGTGATTCTGGACCCGTTCGCCGGGTCCGGTACGACTTTACTTGCCGCCAAACAACAGGGGCGTCGCGCGGTCGGAATCGAGATGTCCGAGGCCTACTGCGAGATTACCGCGAAGCGGCTGTAACAGGAAGTTTTCAAGTTTGAGGAGCAAGTATGAGATCATTGTTTCGATATTATGGAGGGAAATGGCGCATTGCTCCATGGATTATTTCATTTTTCCCCGAGCATCGGACATATATAGAGCCGTTTGCCGGAGCCGCTTCGGTCTTTTTTCAAAAACCTCGGTGTTACAGCGAATGTTTGAACGATATCAACGGCGAAATTGTAACGTTGTACAAAATTTTGCAGAATGACAAATTACGGCGCCGGTTAATTGCCCGATTGAAAATGACACCATATTCACGGACGGAATACGACAACGCCCATGAACCGGCGACTAATCCGATTGAAAGATGCCGCCGGTTGATTATCCGGTCATTAATGGGGTACTACGCGGATAGCGTGATAACGTCTAACTACAAAAGCGGATTCCGTAACGATCTGGACCGGAAGTATACAATTCCAGCTCATGAATGGGTTGATTATGCTAACTGTCTCGATTGTTTCGCGGAACGTCTTCTTGGCGTAGTAATCGAACATTTCAATGCCTTTGATCTGTTTGCAAAGTGGAGAGATAAACCCTATCTCTGGTATATTGATCCGCCCTATGTTCATCGAACTAGAACCCGACCCAATAAACATTGTTATGTCAACGAATTGTCAGACACTGACCATCGGAAAATGATAAAAGCCATTCAAAAACTTACAGGTATGGTCATTATATCCGGCTACGACAATGTGTTATATCGTCCGTTAGAACAGCACGGATGGAGAAAAGTAACCAAAATATACAATAACAATACATTTCAAAGCGGAATGAGGACAGAATGTCTTTGGATTAATCCAGCCGCACAAGAGGCGAAGCGGCTGCAACAGGAAGTTTTCAAGTTTGAGGAGGCGGCGGAATGAGTATCGGAATGGCGTATTTGCTGGCCGCAATCGCGGTCGGGATCGGGATTCGGCGGATGATTATTCTAGGCAACGAAATAAGGAACGGGAACGATGGCGACAACTAAAATTCAATGGGCGGATATGGTGTGGAATCCGGTTACCGGATGCAGCAAGATTTCAGACGGCTGCACCCATTGTTACGCGGAACGGCAGGCGCTCCGATTGCAGCACATGGGCGTCGACAAATACCGCAACGGCTTCAAGGTGACCTTACATCCCAACGAGCTCAATGCACGATTTCCCGGAAAAGGCAAGCGGATTTTTGTCTGCTCGATGGGCGATCTGTTCCATGAATCGGTGCCGTTTGGGTTTGTCGATCTGGTGATGGCCCGGATTGCAATCTCATTCCAGCATACGTTTATGGTTCTGACGAAACGCCCGGACCGCATGAAGATGTATTTTACCGATCTTCGGCAGGATGGCGTCACCAAGAGTATGATCGGCGATATTTTCGCCCGTCCGGGCCGATATTTTCCGCGCCTTTTCGACAAGTTGCCGCTGAATTGTGCCTTTCCGTTACCGTGGCCGCTGCCGAACTTGATTTTATTGACCACGGCGGAAAATCAGGAGCAGGCGGATAAGCGCATTCCCGACTTGTTGAAATGTCCGGCGCGGATTCATGGCGTCAGCATCGAGCCGATGTTGGGGGCGGTGGACCTGGGCGAATATCTGCCGAAATATGACTGGCGCCCGACTTATTCGTGGTTTCAGGTGGCAAATCCTGATTGCGGCAATCAGCCATTAAGAATTAAACGGGGATTGGATTGGGTGATCTGCGGCGGCGAATCGGGACCGGGAGCGCGTCCGATACACCCGGATTGGATACGCGGGGTCCGCAATCAATGCCAGGAAGCGGGGACGCCGTTCTTCTTCAAACAGTGGGGCGAATGGCTTACCACTTATTCCCGTGATGATGATCCCGACGCAAGAAATTTGCCGCATGAGATACCGGGTAAAACCCGTTGGCTTAATCTTAACGGTGGACACGGTTTTCATGGTGAACGGGTGGTGTTTGTTCATCGCGTCGGCAAAGCGGCGACCGGCGATTATATCGACGGCAAGCAGTATCACGAATTTCCGTAGTCTCTTTCTCCCGGCTGTGTTCTTTGACGGGTTTTGATGGGATTGCAAAATAAGCCGGGAGATTTTTGGTTTTCGCCGGACACGGCGGGGCGACAGAGGTCGGCGGCAAGTCTCGTTTCAAGATTTCTTTCAAATGCCGCTACCGCTTGGCAAGGGCCGGCGGTCCCCGCCGCGATCCGGGACCTCGGGAAAGTGAAAAGTGAAGGAGTTAAGCGTTGCTGACGCAACGTGAAGTGTTGCTGCGCAACGTGAAGATGAAAAAAAGCCGGGAAAGTGAAAAATCCGGGCGAAAAATGAAAAGGAACGGGATGATGGCAAAAATCGACAATGCAAAAATGGATGCGCTGGAGTTCTTGAAGGGCTATGCGCACGGGGCGCTGGCGCTGGAACTGGCGCAGAAACTCCAGGAAGCCGGAGCCGCCGCCAAAGAAACCGGCAAAAAAGCGGCGGTCAAACTGACGCTGGACATCGTGCCGGTCAAAAACATGCCGGGACGGCCGGTACAGGTCAAGGCGCTGGTCATGAATACGCTGCCGAAACAGGAAACCAGCGATCAATTGATGTTCGTCGGCGCGACAGGGGAACTGGTCCGGGACGATCCCGATCAGTTGCGTTTTGACCAGTTGCCGACCGGAAAAACGTTCACGGACAAAAACTAACCGCCGGAAACGGCACAAAGCAAAGGATAAACAAGATGGATCAAGCCAACGAATCGGGAAGTCGGGAACTTGCGCAATATGCGTATGGATTGGGAATGGAAAACAAGGAAATTAAGCGGCATGAATTCGGCAGGTCGGTCAATGCGGCGCAAATCGCGCTGATTCCGCTGGGACAACAGGCGGTCGACCTGAAGCCGTTTCTGCCGGACCGGCCGGAACGCAAACAAGTCGGTCTGAAATTCTACGACGCGCAGTCGTTTGTGGCGTATGTCAACGAGCAGAAAAGCGAATTTACCCGGATTTTCGCCAGCATCGCCAAGCCGCCTTATATGTTCAAGGCGGTGATCGACTGGCACGAACCCGCCGGCGGCAAGGCCGACTGGTGCGAACATCAGGTTACGCTGGAGCTGGCGCTGTCCGAGCAGTTCCGCACGTGGAAAGAACAGGACGGCAACTTCATGAGCCAGACGGAGTTTGCCGAATTCTTGAAAGACAATCGGTTCGACATCTTGGAGCCGTCCGGCGCCGAAGTATTGCAGCTGGTCATGGATTTGGAAGCGACCAGCGAAGCGCGTTGCGCCGGAAAAGTCCGGGACAATGACGGGGTGAACTTGAGTTTTGTGGAAAACGTCAATACGAGCGTAGGAGGCCAGAAAGTGACGGTGCCGAATACGTTGCGGCTGAAAATGCCGTTCTTTGAAAATCTCGATGCGGTCGAAATTACCGCCGATTTCAAGTTTCGCACGATCGAGGGCAAGATGTTTTTCGGCTATCGGATGCTCGGCATCGAGAAGATGTTGCGCGACGCGGTGAAAGCCGCGCAGGTGCGGATCGCCCAGGAAACCGAATTGCCGGTCTACGTGTAAGTATATCACATTAAGGGGCGCGGGGGGAACTCCCCGCGCGCAGATAGCGCTGCAAGGCGTAATTATCAAAGCCGGATGCAACGGCAAGGGAATCGGGATCGTATGAAAAAGCTTACCGAAAAACAAGTGGCGATGCTGGGGATGATTACCGAGGGGTATCTCAACGGGAAAACCCCGACGGTGTACGAAATTGCGGATCACTTCAAGATTAAAACCTCAACGGTGTTCACCCACATCCGGGCGCTGGGACGCAAGGGGCAGTTGACCCGGACCAGCGAGGCCCGGAGTATCAAACCGGCGGACGCGGTCCGTCTGATTGCGTCGGGACGGCCGGGGGCAAAGCCGGTGGCGGTGATCGTACTGGACGAAGGAGTTGATCAGGAAATGATCGGCGATCTCTGGGCACGGGGATATACCCGGGTGGTGGCCAGACATCACGGCGGGGAAGTCATTTGGAACAAGCCGTCACCGAAGCCGGGCAACGTTGACCGCGACGATTTGATTCTTGCCGACGCCTGCGGGTTGAAATATTGCCAAAAATGCGGGGGCGCGTATTGCAGCGAAGAAACCGAATGTCCGGACTGCGGGTGCAAAGACATACTGACCATCAACCCGCCTTACAATCAGGCGGAACTGGAACGGATCGTCAACGAAAGAACGGGGAAAAGACCGTAAAGCGTTGCCGGTGTCAACGTGAAGATGTGAAGTGCGGCGTTGCCGCGTGAAACAGGGAAAACAGGATGAGTACAACCGGGGAAAAAGTTAAGAAGGCCGTAAAATTTTTGCAATGTTGGATTAACGAATACGACTGGTCAAGTCAATTTTTGCCGGGCATGTGTCCCGATATTACTCCCCAATTGTGTTTTAGTGGTGGCAAAGATAGCGTTCTTTTGCGTTTTCTGTGCGACAGTGCGAAGATTTCATACCAACCGGTCTATTCCGTGACAACGATTGATCCGCCGCCACTGATTAAATTTATCAAAAAACATCACGCGGATGTCGTATGGTCACGGCCCCAAGTCAATTTTTTTAAGCGCATGGAAACAAAAGGATTTCCGTTGCGACAGCGTCGCTGGTGCTGTCAGGAATACAAGGAAAATACCTCGTTTTCATTGTTAAAATTGATTGGAGTTAGGGCGGCGGAATCAGCCAGGCGAACGAAACAATGGAAATTAGTTAATCGCTGGAATGGAGGCGAAAAAATCGTTTTTTGTCCGGCGCTGGCATTTCTCGATAGCGAAGTGTGGGAGGTGATACGGGCAGAGGGATTGCCTTATTGTGAAATGTATGATTGCGGATGGCATCGGCTGGGATGCATCGGATGCCCGATGGCAAGGCCGAAAGAACGCCGACGCGATCTTGATGCCTTTCCGGGATTTGAGCGCCTCTATCGGCGCAGTTTTGCCCGTAACTGGGAATTACGTGCCGGGACTCGTTCGCAATCTGGTAAAGAATGGTTCGGCAGTCGAAAATTCAAAAGTTCCGACGAACTTTTTGAATGGTGGCTGAAAGACATCAGTAGCCCGAAAGATTTGCTGAAATCCGGGTTCGAGTTGGAAGATATTGAGGATGATAATTGCCAGTCATTATTCGACTTTGCGGAATCATGTGATTTAGGAATGTTCTAATTTAGAAAGGGAAAAGGGAATGAAAATTTTGTCGGTCAAACAGCCGTGGGCGTGGCTGTTTTTTGCGCCGGAATTGGCGGCGGAAAAACGAAAAGATGTCGAAAATCGAATCTGGTACACCAATTACCGGGGGCCGTTGTTGATTCATGCGTCGAAAAAATTCGATTGGGACGGGTTTATCTCCCTGCGGGAAGAGTGGCCGGAAATCGGCGAACTGGTAATCAATCATTTTGATATCCGGGTGGGATGCGGAACCAATAATTATAGTCATCTCGGAGTTTATGCCGGAGAAGTCGGCGGGATTGTCGGCATGGTCCACCTGGACCGGATCGAGGAAGACAGCAAGAGCCGGTGGGCGGCGCCGGGACATTATCACTGGATGGTATCGAACGCGCGGAAATTGCCGTTTACGCCGTGTCCGGGAAAACTGAAACTGTGGGAAGATGCCGAACTGGTCCGGTGGCTCGGCCTGGTGGCATGATATGCAAGCCGGGGTTTTAATCGGGCTGGATTGGGTGGACTCGATCGACGCCATGAGTGATCGGGACGCCGGGCAGCTGCTCAAGGCGCTGTTGCATGAGGCGTCAGGACATGACCCGGTTGTTCCGTCCGGCGCGGCGGCACGGGTGTTGTGGCCGAAAATGTTAAAACTGCAACAAACCAATCGAGCGCACTATGCGGAAATCTGCGCAAAACGGCAAGCGGCGGCCGTGGAAAAATGGCGTCGCGAGCACGAAAACGGACTTCATTCAAGCAAGCCGATACAAGTCGATACAAAGTCAATGCAAATTGATGCAAATGCATCCGGGAGCATCCCTAATACTAATACTAATACTAAGAGTTCTAACGAACTCATTCCCCCTATCATCCCCCCGCTGGGGGATGGAGTTGACCGGGGTAAAGACAAAAAAAATCGAACCCAGCGGGAACGAGAAGAAATCGCCCGGCGCTGGCTGGAGCGCGGAATCGGACGGTACTACGGACGGAAGCGGACAACCGCCTGGAGCGACAAGGAACTGCGGAAGCTGGTTCAGCTGGCCCGGCGTCCGGACGCGCTCCGGGAATGGCAAGCCATCCGGCGGCTGTACCGCTCGGGATACGAGTACTACCGCCGGGATATCCCGACGCTGCTGAATAACTGGACCGGGGAACTGGACCGCACACAAAAAGCCGTCGGAAGCCGGTCGGGGAAAACGGCAGGCGGCACGAATGAAACCAAATACGCAAATGCATTTTAACCGAAAAGGAGCGGATACGATGTTGATGAAATCAATTCAGGGAGAACTGGTACCGGTGGAATCGGTTTGTCCAAAATGCGGAGACCATTTTTTCTACCGGATGACGTCGGAAGACGCCGCCGATGAAGCATGGAAACGGACGCTGCTGAAAGGCGTACTCTGCCCGAAGTGCCTGGCGCTGGACGCCAAGGCCGAACAGGAAGCCAAAAGGAAAGCCGAAGAGGCGGAACGACAACGGAAGATGGATTTGACGTATGAAGCCCGGCGTGAATTTTCGCGGATTGACGAGTATTACATGGGGTTCGATGTCAATCATCCGGACGCCAACCGGACGCTGTTCGACTGGATGGGCGAACACCAGCAACGGTCCATCCTGCTGACCGATGAAACCGGGACGGGCAAAACCCGGATCATGCAGTATTACGCCATGGAATTGCTGCGGACCAAGTCCGTCTATTATGCCGGTTCGGCTGACCTCTGCGACCGGCTGGCCGCGATGTTCAGTAAAAAAGTCGAACTCGGGGAACGGTTTCTCCATCAACTCTATGCGGTGGACCTGCTGATTATCGACGATCTGGGCAAGGAGGGATTCACCGAATCCCGCAAGGCCCGTTTGTGGCAGTTGATCGATGCGCGCTATTCGGCCACGGAACAGAAAAAACTGCGGGAAGAGGGCCGGTACTGTCCGCTGTGGGACAAACCCCAGCAAACACGGCGCGGATGGCAGCTCTGGATCAGCACAAATTTCGATGCGTCGGAACTGATTCAACGGCTCGGCCAACTCGACGGCGATCCCACGGTCCGACGGTTGATCGAAACCATGGAACAGGCGCCCAAGAAACGGGGGAACAATAGAACAATAGAACAATAGAACATTAGAACATTAGAACATTAGAACATTAGAACATTAGAACATTAGAACATTAGAACATTAGAACAGGGGAACGGAAAAACAGGAGAAAACATGCTGAATCTGAAAGATAAAGTGGACGTGGAACGAAAGGCGGTGTACTCGCTGTCCGATGACCAGCGCGGACGTTTGCGGGAATGTTCGACCATCGAACTGCATGCGCTGTCCGAACGGATGACGCTACAGGAACAGTACGCCAACCGGCTCTATCATCAATCCCAGCGGGATCGGCACGCGGTCGACGATGAACTGATGGGGAGAACGGAGTAATGCAAAATACTATTTTTGACAGGATTTTTTTCGATCCATCCAGGCGGAGGATGTTGGTCGAACTGATGCGCGAAGTCTTCCCGCAATTCAACGAGAAAAGTAAATTGGTTGAAGTCAGCAATCGGGACGTTTCCCTTTTGGAAAAATTGCCGTCCATTACCTATCAGACCCGCGAGCCGGTCAAGGCGCGGAACTCTGCGCCGAATGGGAACGGCTGGGCCGGCAGCGGAGAGCGTTGGAAGAGTTGGCGGCGGATTCATTTTCCGCGATTCGGCAGATCGTCCGCAAGCTGGATACGCCGATGAAACCGGGGCGGTAACATGGCGGGAATGAAGCCGTATACGGAAGAACAGGCGCTATCCATTCTGAATAGTCGGGCGTTCCGGACCGGGGAACACGCGCGCAATCAGGCGCTTTTCGTGGTGCAACTGTGTCTCGGTCCGCGCATTAATGAGGAGTTGCGGCTGACCATCGGCGACGTGGTGGACTCGTGGGGGCGGCTGCGGGACCGGGTGACGTTCACCCACACGAAAAACGGCAAGAACCGGACGATCAAGATTTTAAACGAGTTGATCTATCGATTTTTACCGCCGTGGCTGGAACGGCTGGCGGAGTCGGGCTATACGCTGGGGAGCGATCCGCTGTTTCCGGGACAGGGCCGGGCGGCGGCGGTGAGCGATCGGCAAGTGCGCTACATCTATCAGGCGGCCAATGAAGAAATCGGGTTGGTCGACGGCTATTCGACGCACTCCTGCCGGAAGACTTGGGCGTGTCAGACCTATGACTGGCTGTGTGCGGAACTGCGGCGCGGGGCGAATATCGAGCCGCTTTCGGAACTGGCAATCCTGGGCGGCTGGGAGACGGTGGAGGCGGCCCGGCGGTACCTTGCGGACCACGTCAGCCGCGCGGCGGCATGTCAACAGGCGATTTATCCGAAAATCCGCGCCTGGCTGAACTCGGCGAAAAAATGTTCCGAAAATTAACAAACGAGAAGTCGCATCGCTTTATCGGAACGAAAATCACCCTGAATCACAACAAGTCACGCGAGAGGTAACAGCATCTTGAGCACAAAAAAAACGGAAACCAAGCACAAAACCAGTGAGGGGCGGCTGGAGCTGCGTAACGAGTTTGTCTATACGGCGGCGGAAACGGCCGATTTATTGCATTTATCTTTGAGGATCATTCGAGCGGCAATCGGGCGCGGCGAACTGACGGCTGCGAAAGTTGCAAATCGGCTGATTGTGCGCGGTTTTGACGTGGAAACCTATCTCCGCCGTCACCGGGTCTATCGCGGCAATGGGAAAAATTAGAAAAATCGAGGTCGGCCGCTGAAAAATCCGGCAATCAGACTTGACAGCGGCGGCTTGGTTCTCTATGGTAATACAAAGTAATACCGACATAATCTTGTCGGACTGTGATTTATGACTTCTGGACGGTGAAAAATTGGACGGTTTGGACATTTCACTCGATGAGTTTCCGAAGCTGAAAGCGCTGAACGACCGGCAACGGGCGTTCGTGATGGCGTATCACGACTGCCACAACGCCACGGCGGCCGCCAAACAGGCCGGCTATTCCGTCCGGACGGCGGGAAAAATCGGGCCGCGTCTGACCGGTCGGCCCAATATCAAAGCGGCGCTCGACGAACTGCGGGACTACCTGTTCCGCCAGCAGATTATGAACAAAACCGAGGCCGCCGCGCTGTTGTCAAATATGGCGCGGGGCCGGATTACCGATCTATTGGACGAAAACGGCGAAATCGATCCCCGGTTAGTCAAACAGCACGGGGCCGAAACGGTAAAGCGGATTGCGCGGGAAGAAACGAAATTCGGTCTTAACCGCGAATTGGAATTACACGATCCCCGAGCCGCCATTGAGACGCTGGCAAAAATTATGGGCTGGCTGAAAGACGAACGCACGGTCGACCTGAACGGAGTAAGTTTTCATTTCGATTTGAGCGGGAGCAAGGCATGACGATCATTACGAAACGCTATCGCGCCGAACCGACGCTGGTAAAATTTCATCAGGATGACAGTTTTGTCCGCGGCGTGTTGGGGCCGATCGGCAGCGGAAAATCGGTGGGGATGGTCGAAGAAACCTTGATGCGCAGTTTGGAACAGGCTCCCGATCGATACCGGCGCCGGCGGACGCGCTGGGCGGTGATTCGCAATACCTACCCGGAACTCAAATCGACTACCATCAAGACGTGGCTGGAATGGATTCCCGAGGAAGTTTGTCCGATCAAATACGACGCGCCGATCACCGGCACGATGAAGCAACAGTTGCCGGACGAAACCAGCGTCGAGATGGAAGTGTTTTTTCTGGCCTTGGACAAGCCGAAAGACGTTAAAAAGCTGCTCTCGCTGGAACTGACCGGGGCATGGATCAACGAAGCCCGGGAAATCCCCCAAGCGGTATTTGACGGGGTAACGTCCCGCGTGGGGCGGTTTCCGCCGAAAGTCGACGGCCCGATCACGTGGTCGGGGGTGATTATGGACACCAACCCGCCGGACGATCTGCACTGGTGGTATAAGTTCGCGGAAAAGGAGCATCCGGACGGCTATCGGTTCTGGCGGCAACCGGGGGCGTTGGTCAAACGTCCGGACGGGCATTACGAAGCGAATCCGCTGGCGGAAAACGTGGACAACCAGCCGCTCGGCGTCAACTACTGGCTGCGGATGTTGTCCGGCAAGACGCCGGACTGGATTAAAGTGATGATTCTGGCGGAATACGGCTGTCTGTTCGACGGCAAACCGGTCTACGACGGAATGTATATCGACCGGATTCACTGTTCGGCAACGCCGCTGGCAATTTTAAGCGATCGGCCGCTGGTGCTGGGGTGGGACTTCGGCTTGACTCCGGCGTGTATCGTCGGCCAGATTACCCGCCGGGGCCAGCTGCGAATCTTGCGGGAATTTTATACCGAGCAAATGGGCATCCGGCAGTTTGCGGAAAACATCGTCAAACCGGCGCTGGCGATGGAATTTCCGGGTTTTGAGCTGATTTCCAACGGCGACCCGGCGGGGGCGCAGAAGAGCCAGGTGGACGAGTCGACTTGCATTCAGGAACTGGGCCGTTGCGGTATTATGACGACTCCGGCCAGCACCAACGTATTTTTAACCCGCTGGCAATCCGTCTGCAACTATTTAACGCGGATGGTGGACGGCGGACCGGCGTTCCTGCTCGATCCCGGTTGCGAAATGCTGCGGCGCGGGTTCAACGGCGGGTATAATTTCGCGCTGGTTCAGAAAGTAATGGCCGGCGGCGAAGTGCGCCATCAGGAGGAACCCGAAAAAAACATGTACAGCCATTCGCACGACGCGCTGCAATACCTGGCCATGAAAGCCAATCCCGAACTGACGACGGCGGACCGGAAGAAAACCGAGGCGATGGCGGAGAACATGCGGCGTCAGCAACTTTTGCAACAGCAAACCGGCGGGTACGACCCGTTCCGAATCTAGGAGGCCAAGATGTTCGATCCGGCAAAATTCGAGCTGACAACGGCGCATGCCGCCGAACTGGCCGCCGTCTGGGGGCGGATGGCGGACGAAGACAAGCTGGGACGGTGTTTTCCCGGCGGGACGATGACCGCCGAACGGTTTGCGTTACAGCCGTGGGCGTGGGTGTACATCGGACGCTATGACGGCCAGCCGGTCGGGATCGCCTGGCTGGAAAGGTTTGAGGAACGGACGGCCCGGATCGGGTTCTGCGCGTTCGCGGCGGCCGGAACGCGGGTGCTGGCGATTATTGCCGAAGCGGCGGCGCGGCTGGCGGACCTGCGCGGGGCGGATGGCCGGTACTGTTTCAATACCTTGCTCGGCTATATCCGGTCCGACAATCCGTCGAGCGCCAGAGCGGCGCGGCGGGCCGGGTTCACGCTGGCCGGAATCATCCCGGACTATTTTGACGGTTGCGATGTGGAAATTTACGCACTACAGAGGAGCGCTCAAGCATGAGAAGCAGACCAGTTTATCGGGTTTTGACGGGCTTCCGGTGGGAATTCGGGGGCGGCGGCAGTACGCCAAACGTAATCACCCCGGCGCCGAGTCCGGCGCCGAGTCCGGCGGCCAAAGAGACGTCGGAAGACGTGCAGCACGTGAAGGAAGATGAAAAGCGGCGCAAGGCGGCGCAGGAAGGGTACGCCTCAACCACGTTAACCGGCGGGGCGGGTTTGACCGGTACGGCCAACACCGGCAAAAACGCCTTGCTGGGAGAATGACCATGGCCAACCAACCAGACAGCGCGATTAGCGTCGAGGTCATTTGCCGGACCATGGACCAGATGCGGAGCGACCGGACGGCGCTGAATCAGGAGCTGGAGGAATGCGCCGCGATGGCGTGTCCGGAAAAGTCCGGCATGCTAAATTATCAGTATGCCGACGGCAACCGGGACACCGCCCCGAAAATCCGCAAATTCATCATCGATAAAATTTCCGACGCCAATTCGGTCATGCAGCGGGGGCTCTACAGCAATCTGACCCCGCCGGGAACCCAGTGGTTCAAGACGCCGTGCAAAAAAGATTTGCCGTTGTATGACAGTCTGAAAGACTGGTTCAACCAGAGCTCGATTACCCTGTTTCAGCTGCTGGCGGCCAGCAATTTCAACATGGAAATCTGCGAGACGTTCGAGGACTACGGCTGGGCGGGATTCGTGGATTTGTTCACGGAACCGGACCCGCTGACCACATTTAAATTTACCAATCTCCACCCGTTGGAATTTTATTGTCAGGAAAACGCCGATCACCGGATTGACACGGTGTACCGCGAGTTCCGGCTGACCGCGCGCCAGGTGTACGAAAAGTTCAGCGGCCCCGACGATCATCTGCCGGAAAAGATTGTCAAGGACGCGACCAGTCCGGAATACCAGCGCCAGAGTACGAAATACAGCATCATTCACGCGGTTTATCCGAACCTGACCCGGCAACGCGACGCCGACGGCAACCCGCTGCCGGACAACAAAAACAAGGCATTTAAAAGCGTCTACGTCTGCCGCGACCCCAAATTCGTTTTGCGCGAGTCCGGCTATGACGAAAACCCGCACACGGTCGGGCGGTTTGAAAAGAAATCGACGTCCATCTATGGCTATTCGCCCTGCCGGCGCATCCGGCGGACGGCGCTGACCGCGAACAAGGTCTGGTTTACGATTCTGGCGATGGGCGACAAGCTGGTCGACCCGCCGATGCTGGCCGACGCGGCCGCCTATCGCGGTCTGACGCCGCAGCTGTTCCAGCATCCGGGCGCGGTCAATCTGTACGACGGCTCGAATCTCAACAACCGGAAACCGATTGATTTTCTGCAAATCCCGTCGCAACTGCCGTATGGGCTGGAGATTTTCGACCGGCTCGACGCGATGGTGGACCGGGCCTACAACGTCAATTTCTTCCAGATGCTCCAGCAGCTCTATGAAAATGCGAAAACCCAGCACACGGCCTACGAGATCATGCAGATGATCAATGAGCGGTTATCGATGATGATTCCGCTCATCGGACCGATCGTGCAGGAACTGCTCCAGCCGGTGATCCTCAAATGCTGGAGGATCGCGTTCCGGGCCGGTCGGTTCGGGACTTTTCCGGCGGATGCCAAGATGTTGCCGAATTTCGACGCGATGCTCGATATCTCGTTCGACTCCCCGCTGGCGCAGGCGGCCAAGAAAGCCGTCGTGCAGGGCATGATGGACAGTTTGAACGCGCTGTCGGTGCTCGCGCCGCTGGACGGCAACGCCTGTTACGACTGGATTGACGACGACAAGGCGGCGCAGAAAATTCTCGAAATCTACGGGACCAGCCCCGAAGTATTGCGGACTAAAAGCCAGGTTGACACAGTCCGTCAGCAGCGGCAACAGGCCCAGCAGCAACAGCAGCAGCAACAGATGGCGCTGGAAATTGCCAAACGACAGAATTTCACCGGGCCGGTCGCTCCGTCCTCGGCGGCGGCGTCCATGCTGCCCGGTTTAACCGGAGGGCGCAACCGTGGCTGACATCTGGGATCTGAACGTGGCCGCCGTGCAGGCGCAGGCACGGGTGAATCTGGACGGGTTGATCGCCCGTTGCAATCGCATTGCCGCGCTGCAACGGCTGGCGGCGACCGCCGACGGCAAGGAAGCGCTGGCGTTGATCGCGGAGTACGCGCTGGAGGGAAAGCAAGCCTATGTGCAGGGGGCGTCCACCGATCAGACGATTTTTCGCGCCGGACAGCAGCAGGTGATGATCGATATCCGGTCGTTGCTGAAAACAAATCTGAACGACATGAACAAACGGATTGCGGACTTGGAACAGTCCATCAAACAACAGGAGGAATAACCCATGAGCGCAAAGTATGAACTGAACGGGAATCAAGTATTGCGAAACGGCGAACCGGTGGCGAACGTCAACGCGGACGGCACGGTGGAATGTACCGAAGCCGGGGTAAAATTCCGTCCGTGGATCGTCAAATTTCTGAAAAATCCGGCTGAACCCGGCGACGACGATAACGCCGCCGAGCAGCCGGACCCGACTACCCCGCCGCCGGATGCGGCCGCCGCTCCGGCTCCGGGACCGACGGCGCCGCCGCCGGTCCAGAATGCGCGTCCGGCGGTCCGGGCGGTGCTGCCGTCCATCCCGAAAACCACGCGGGAACTGATTGCCGCCATGCAGCCGCTGATTTCGGACCGCTGCCCGGCGATGACCCGCTGGGAGGGCGACCGGACCCCCGCCGTGCTGACGTGGCTGAAACAGCACGACGACGTGCGGCGTCAGGTGCTCAACGGTGAGGTGAGATAATGCGTCATTTTGGCTTTTACGCGCCGGATGACGGCGCGACCGGCGGCGCCGGAAGCGGCGCCGATGCCAGCGTGTTGCTGGGCGGTTCGATCGGTTCCCCGGCTCCGGCTCAACCGCAGCAGACGACAGCGTCTCCACAACAACCGCAGCCGCCCCCGGTGCAAGTTCAGCCGCAACCGCAGCCGCCCCCGGCCCAGCCGCCGCAACAACAACAACAACAGCAGCAGCCCCCGGCGTATCTGGTGGACGGTTCGGGCAATCTGGCGCCGAACTGGCGCGATGCGCTGCCGGAAGCGTTGCGCGGGGAAAAGACGCTCGAAAACTTTAAAAATCTGGAAGGTCTGGCGTCGGCGCTGGTATCCACGAAACGGATGGTGGGCCAGAATACCATCAAACTACCCAACGAGCACAGCAGCGAGGCCGACTGGCAGGAATTTTTCAGCAAGTGCGGCCGGCCGGCCAAAGCCGACGACTACCAGTTCGACCGCGACCAACGCCTGCCGGACGCCATCAAAAACAGTCCGAACGTGGCGGCATTCCGCAAGGCGGCCTATGACCTGGGCTTGACGCCGAAGCAGGTCTCCGGGCTGGTCAAGATGTACGACGGCCAGGTGGCGGCGGGACTGGACGGCATGAAGCAGAAGGCCGAGCTGGACCGGCAGACCAATATCGCCGCGCTCAAAACCGAGTGGGGCGATCATTTCGACGCCAATCTGAATCTGGCGACCATGGCCCTCAATGTACTGGACCCGAAGCAGGAACTGGTGAAACAGATTCCGGTGGCGAATCCGGCTTTCATCAAGCTGCTGGCAAAAGTGGCGCCTTGGATCGGCGGCGACGCGATGGTCAACGCTCCGGGCGGCAATACCCGGCTCGACGACATTGAAACCGAGATGTCGGCCATCCAGAACAATCCGGCGTACCGCGACGCGATGAACCCGGACCAGCCCCGGCTGATTGCCCGGTACTCTGTGCTGGCGCAACAGCGCGCCCAGCTCCGGCAGACGCGAAAGGGATAAGAGACGTTATAACCGCAATTTTTACTTTTAAAACCCGGATTTTCCGGGTTTTTTCTTTTTCCGGCTTGACAAAATCGGTTAAGTAATACAAAGTAATACCAGACTGACCGATTCCCTTGATTTGGATTATCTCGCGGCAGGCGGGGCGGCGGGGAGCAGTAAGACCGCTCCGCCGGACGCGGGACCTGAATCGGGGCGAATCACCGAGACCCGGAAAGACGTTCCGGTTTCGGACTATCCCGACGCAACGCCGCGGACCCGGAACCAAGCCCGCACGGATTATCTCAAAAAATGTTTCCCGAGTTTTTCAAACACATTTTTTTTGAGGTAAAAACATGTACTCTACCATCTCCCAGGTGTGGATCGACACCTACAACGACAACCTGATTCACGCGCTTCAGCAGAAAGATTCCCGGCTGGTCGCGTTCGTTTCGCCCGGTACGATGAAAGGCGAAAAAACCCGGTTCAACTACGTCGGCAAGGCGGCCATGCACGAAGTGACCGAAAAAACCGCCGACACCGTGTTCGATGATTTGAGCTTCTGGAACCGGTGGATTTCCCGCCGGCGGTTCACGTTCGATACCCTGCTGGACAAAGACGCCGACATTGAAAACCTGCTGCAAAATCCGTGCAGCGACATCGTGACGGCGGCGCTGATGGCCGCCAAGCGCCAGAAGGACCTGATTATTATCGCGTCGCTGTTCGGCACGGCCTACACCGGCAAACAGGCCGAAACGGCGGTGGCGTTCCCGGACGCGCAGAAACTCAATGTCCAGCTCGGCAGTTCCAACAGTTCCAACACCGGCTTGAATCTGGCGAAGATTCTGGAAGCCGGATATATGCTCGATCAGGCCGAAATCGACCCCGACGAACCCCGGTATTTCGGCATTACGGCGTATCAGAAGAAAGAACTCCTGAATACGACCGAAATCAAGAATTCCGACTACAACACGGTCAAGGCGCTGGCCGAGGGCAAGATCGACACCTACGCCGGGTTCAAGTTTGTGCCGACCGAGCAGTACACGCTGACCGACGGCATCCGGTATCTGCCGGTCTGGACCCAGCAGAGCGTGAAATTCGCCATCGCCACCGACATTGCCACGACCGTGACGGTCGAATCGCTGAAAAATTACGCGATTCACCCGCACGTGGAAATGGCGGCCGGCGCGGTCCGGCTGTTCGACGAAGGCGTGTTGATGGTTCCCTGCGCGGAAACCGCTGCCTAGCCCGTTCCCGGCCGGCCGCCGGGAAACCGGCGACCGGCGTTTTTTTTAACTTCAATAAGGAGTAATCCGATTATGTCTACCAAGTATCAATCCGACGGCATGCCGAAAACCCAGCTGGTCATGGACCAGCTCGACGCGGTCCGGCACGGCGGCAAGGTTCATGTCAACGTCTGCAAGTACACCGGGACCGGGGCGGAAGTCGCCGGCGACATCATCCAGCTCTGCGCGCTGCCGAAAGGCGCCAAGCTGTTGACGCCGCTGTGCTGGGTCAACGGCAACCAGGCCGCGACCACGGCTTATCTGACCGGTTACACCGCCGCCGCCGGTTCGGCGTTGAATGCGTTCTCCCAGTTCGGCGTCAATGCGTCGAACAAAGACGAGGACCTGCTGGCCGCCGATACCGTGCTGACGGCAACGTTGGTCGGCGGGGGCATCACCAGCGGCAACGTGATCTATTTCGGGATCGTTTACCTGCAACTCTAACCCATCCGGCGGCCGGGCGGTTCTTCCCGTTTCCTTTCCGCCCGGCCACCTCTTATCCTTGAGGCGTCGGCATGTTGTCAAAGACCAAAATCTGGAATATGGCGCTGTCCCGGCTGCATCAGCCGAATCTGGTCAGCCCCGACGACGCCACCCCGGCGGCGGTGGCTTGCGCCACCCATTACGACCAGTGTCTCGATGCCGTGTTGCGGCTGACCGGCTGGAACTGTGCCAAAACCCGCGCGGTGCTGGCCCGGCTGACCGAGACGCCGGCGTTCGGCTGGTCGTATGCCTACCAGCTGCCGGCCGATTACATTCAGTTGCTGGCGCTGGATGCTCCGACCGTCCGCTTTGTGATCGAGGGCGATCGGCTGCTGTGCAATGCGTCATCCTGCCGGATTGTCTATATCCGGCGGCTGACCGATCCGGCCAGGTTTTCGCCGGGGCTGACGGAATGTCTGGTGCTGATGCTGGCGGCGAAGCTGTCGCCGCAACTGGCGGCGGAGTCGGGCAGCGGAATTCTGGCCGAACTCTATCAGACCGCGCTGCCGCTGGCCCGGAGCGCCGACGCCTGGGAAAACCGGAGCGGCGAACTCCGCAGCAACTGGACCGAACCCGAAGTGCCGCCGGCGTCCGGCTGGCCCGACGAGGTGTTGTAATGGGGCTGATTCGCAACAATTTCAACACCGGGGAGATGTCCCCGTATCTGCGTTACCGGACCGATTTGTCCAAATACGCCAGCGGCTGCGCTCGACTGGAAAATTTTCTGGTCATGCCGTGGGGCGGCGTCGAAAACCGTCCCGGCACGGAATTCATTGCCACGGCCAAATATGCGGCCAGGGCCGTCCGGCTGATTCCGTTCCAGTTCAATATCGAGCAGACGTACATCATCGAGGCTGGCGACGGCTACCTGCGTTTCTACATGGACGGCGGCCGGATTCTCGACAGCAGCAACAACATTTATGAAATCAGTTCGCCGTATGCGGCGGCGGACGATCTGTTTCAGCTCCGCTACTGTCAGAGCGCCGACACGCTGTTTCTGGTTCATCCGAAGTATCCGCCGTACAAACTGACCCGGTCGGGCCATGCCGCATGGACGATTACCGAACTCGACCTCGACGGCGGCCCGTTTCAGGATGAAAATGACACCGACACCACGGTCGCGGCCTCGGCGACGGCGGTCGGCTCCACCGCCACGGTCACGGCGTCCGCCGAGATTTTCAAGTCGGCCATGGTCGGGGAACTCTTTGAAATCGTCCATCCCCGCGAACATACTTTGCTATCGAAAAAATTTACCGCGAACGCGACCGATACCAACACGTTGACCGTCAAAGGCAACTGGACGGTCAGCACGACCGGCGGCTGGTGCGGGACGCTCTGCCTCCAGCGCAGTTTCAACGGCGGCACGACGTGGTGCGATTACCGGACGTGGTCCAGCGATGACGACACCAACGTCGACGCCACCGGCTACGAGGAAGACAAGGACGTGCTTTACCGGTTCGTCATGACCAACTGGTCGACGCCGTCGTCCTCGCTCTCTTACTCCTGTCTGGCGCAGATTTCCTGCGACGACTACTGGGTTTACGGCATAGTCCGATTGACCGCCTATACGTCCGCCACGGTGATGACCGGGATGGTGATCCGGGAAATCGGTTCGACCGACGCCACCGAGGACTGGGCCTATGGGGCATTTTCCGACCGTTGCGGCTATCCGTCCACGGTCTGTTTCTATCAGGACCGGCTGATTTTCGGGCGGACGACGGAACAGCCGCAGTCCGTCTGGACCAGCCGGACCAGCGATTACACCGACTTTCTGGCGGGAGCCGGGGACGAAGCCGACGACCCGATGACGTTCACCATCCGGGCGCAGCAGGTCAACGCCATCAACTGGCTGGCAACCCGAACCAGCGGCAAGGCGTTGATGATCGGCACGGCCGCCGCCGAGGGGACGCTCGGCCCGACCGACGACTCGAAAGCGCTATCCCCCGATAACCGCGAATATCAGGAAAAATGTCTGTACGGCGCGGCGGCGCTGGACTGCATTCGCGTGGCCGACGTGACGCTGTTTCTGGAACGCGGCGGCGAATATCTGCGGGAACTGGCGTACAACTGGGAATCGGACGGCTATCTGGCGCAGAATTTGACCGAGCTGGCCGAGCATGTGTTGCGCGGCGGCGTGGTGGATTCCAGCTACCAGCAGTTGCCGTACCCGGTGGTCTGGTTTGTCCGGGCCGACGGCGTGCTGGTGTCGTTCACCTACGAACGACTGCAGAATGTGACTGCCTGGGCGCGGCACACAACCGCCGGCACGTTTTTGAGCGTCGCCACGATTGCGACCGACGATGCCAACGAGGTGTGGGTGGCGGTGGAACGGAACGGCGTCCGGATGATCGAGCGCTTCAAACCGCGCCGGACGGTCACCTGCGCCGCCGACGGCTGGTTTCTCGATTCCGCAATTCAAACCACCTTTGATTCGGCAGTCGGCAAGATTACTTCCGGGCTGGACCATCTGAACGGCCGGACCGATGTCTGCGCGATGGTCGACGGAACGCTGGTTAAAAATTTGACCGTCTCCGGCGGCGCCGTCGATTTCGGCAACGTCTCCGGGAAAACGGTGCTGGTCGGATTGCCGTATACGTCCACGCTCGAAACCATGCCGCTGGAAGCCGACACCCAGCAGGGCTCGACCTTGCAAAATTTCAAGCGGATTTCCGGCGTCACCCTGAAATTTTACCGTTCGCTCGGCGGCACGGTCTCGACTGCGGTCAACGGCGCGGTGTCAACCTCCGCCGCGCTGATTACCCGGACCGCCGACATGAACATGGATGCGCCGCCGGACCTCGTGACCGGGGAAAACCGGATCAGCCTGCCCGGCGGCAGCGGCACGGAAGTAACCTTGACCGTCACCCAGTCCGAACCGCTGCCGCTCACGCTGCTGGCCGCGCTGGTCAACTACAGCGTACAGGGGGAACGATGATTACCGTCCGGCTCTATCGTACCGAAGATTATCCGCTGGTCCGCTCCTGGTGGGCGGCGCGCAACCTGCCGCCGGTCCATGCCGATCTGCTGCCGCCGCTGGGGGCCATGGCCGAACAGGACGGCCGTCCGCTGGCCGTGGTCTGGGCGTACCGCGACCGCGACACGCCGGTGGCGATGCTCGGCTGGGCGGTGACGGCGCCGGACAATGCGCCCCGCGTTTCGGCGGCGGCGCTCGATCGGACGGTGGACGCCTTGCTGCGGATTCTGCAAAATGACGGGTTCCGGATGATCTTTGCCATGTACGGCGTGCCCGCGCTGGCGCGGCTGCTGGCAAAGCACGGGTTTGTCTCCGGCGATCCGGACGCCCGGCAACAAGTTAAAATTTCAGGAGGCCTTGCTCATGGCTGATGCAATGATTTCCGCCGTCAGCGCCTATCAGACGGCGGAGGCGCAGAAAAATATGGCCCAGTGGCAAAGCGATCAGGCGAAAGTCAACGCGCAGGCGTCGGCCGATCAGGCCAACGCCGCCGCCGATGCCCGCGAAGCCGACGCCGCCCAGCAGGAAAAACTGGAACGCGAAAAAAATGAAAAAATCAAGGCGCAAAACCGCGCCAATGCCGGAGTACAGGGCATTGACAACAGCGGTTCCTCGCTGCTCTACGACATTTCCACGGCGAAACAGATGGAACTCAACGCGCTGGAAATCCGGCGGCAGGGCGAAAACGACGCCGCCATGATCCGCTGGCAGGGCCAGATGGGCGCGTATAACAGCCTGGTTTCGGCGGAGGGGTATCAGTATCAGGCCGACAACGCCGCCGCCGCGCAGGGCTTGAACACCGCCGCCGGCGCGATCAGCGGGTTGGGCACCGATCTGTCGCTGACGGCCAACGGCTTCTCACTGTATGACAAAGGTAAACGCAAGGGGTGGTATTGATGCAGACGCAGCAGACAGTTGAGCCAATTTACGGCGCCACGGCCAGCTCGACCAATTCGTATCCGATCATCGTTTCCGGACCGCAGTCCACGCCGGATTATCGAGCGGCGATCCCGTGGCAGGGCATGAGCGATATTCTGGGCGCGCTCAACGGCACACTCGGCGCCGCCAATCACGCCTATGACGAAATCTGGGGCAAGGCCCAGCAGGAAGCCGACAACAACGCCCGGATGCGGTTCGAACGGCTGTACAACGTCACCATGTCCTCCTACCAGCCGAGCATGGACGACGACGCGGCCAAGACGCAGATCGACGGCATGGTGGAAAAATTGCAGACCGCCGCCGACGATGAAAAAGACGTTTCCGCCGAACAGCGGACGCGCTTTACCTCCAATCTACAGACCGCGCGGGAAGAGCTCGCGCTCCGGCAGCGCTACGGCAAGGTGGAACTGATTGCCAGAGATGCCCGCAATCTCTGGAATCAGGGATTGCAGCAGTCGATCGAGAACGGCGACGACGCCAAGGTTGACGAATATCTGGCTGACGCCAAAAAGAAAGGTTATATCGTCCCCAAATCGGCGGACGATCTGCATAGCCAGACGGCGTTGAACCGCGAAATCTATAATCGAGTAAACGATTTGGACATTCCCCATCTCAACGCCTTATCCGAACAATTGACCGAGGATGTGGACGCCAAAGGCAACTCGACGCTGTTCCCGGCCATGAAACGCAATCAGAATATCGAGGCCGTTGACTACGTTCGGGGGGTGAAAGCGGAAAAGGTAAAATCCGCCGATGCCAAACTGGAAGAAATGGAACGCAATAATACCCTGACTCCGCAGACGCTCGAAGACATGTATCAAACCGGGCAAATTGCCGGACACCAATATAGAGCATTCCAAAATGATTTTGATCAAGCAGCACGGAAGTTATACGCTTCTCAAGAGAAAGACGCTAAAGATAAAAAAGCAGAGCAACAGCAACTGATGAAAAATCAGCGCTATATCTTGCAGGAACAAATTGAAGCGGTTCCGTGGACTCCCGATGCCAATAATCGTAATTGTCAGTATGAACAAATGCTGACTAAAATCAATCAAGGCGGTTTTGATCCACAGTATCGAGTTGAACTTAAAAATGTACTGAAACGTTCGCGGAACGAATTCGAATCTGGAGAACATTTCAAACAAGATGACAATTACAAGCTCGGCGTCGATATGATTACCCAGGCGCGCAAAGGCGACAAACTGTTTATGGACCCGGACGGGCTGTTCAACAAGAAAAGCGATGACGACTTCCAAAATGCCCGGATGGCGGAACTCCATACCGCGTTTACCGACTCGTATCGCCAGAATCCCGATCAATTTAAATCGCCGGAAGCGGTGCAGAATTTTATTCGCAACCGGATTGCCGCGCTGAATGCCGGCAAGGTGCAAAACCTGATGCAGCAGACCTATTCCGCCGCGCCGCTGACCGCCGGCGATATGAGCGGCAACCAGTCGCAACCCCGGCCGCAGAGCGGCGCCATCGTCGGCGGGTACCGCTATCTCGGCGGCGATCCGGCAACCAAGACATCATGGGAGACGGTGAAAGAATGAATCCTTGGGAAATGAACTGGCAGGCCGAACCTGCCGCAACTCCGGCAACCACGCCGCCGTGGGAAATGAACTGGTCCCCAACGCCGTCCGACCCGACCGAGGCCATGTTCGCCCCGGTTCCGCAAATTGACCGCGACAAGCTGGCGCTGGCCTTTCGCGGCGATCCGCTGGCCGGACTCGACCCGGCCCGGCGCGAAACGGTGTCAAATTACTGTAACCTGTTCCCGAATCCCGACGAAGAGGCCAAGAAACAGGTTTTATCATTGTATCTGTCCGACAAATTTCATGTGACCCCGGCGGCGGCGCAGGAAAATCTGCAAACCTTTCTCGACACCTTTACCAATCAAAAAAATATTTCCATTGAGGCCGCCTATCAGCGGATCGGCGAAATTCTGAACCCGAAACCGGCCGCGCCCGTCCCCGATTTGAAACCCCTAAATCAATCGTGGCGGGGCATCGGCGCGCCGCTCGATCAAGCGGCACGGGATGAAGCAAAAAAACAGGATGTCGAACCGTCGTCCGGCGGGGTTGTCGATGCGTATGAGAACGGCGCTTACCATGCCTATGCTGCCAAACAGGGAGCGGCGGCCATGGTCAACGACTTGCAGCAGCGCGCCGCCGCCTGGCTCTATGACCGGTTGCCGGACGCGGCACAGCGGAAAGTCGCGCCGCTCATGGCGGTGTATCTGATGAAGACCGGCGACGATGCCAACCGGGCGCGGGAAAACGCCGCCATCGCGCAGGGCGACGCGGAAACCCATCCGGTCGGCAACGGGCAGGGCATTTATGAAACATATAAAAAGGCCGGAATCGCCGCCGCCGCCGAGCAGACCGTCTATGCGCTGGTGGCGCAGGCCCAGCCGCTCGGCGAAATGGCGCTGTTCGGGAAAAATCCGTATGCCGCCGCGCTTTATATGGGCGGTCAGACCACTGGGGAAAAATATCTCGATGTCTCCAATGACCCGAACATGACCGCCGCGCAGAAAGTCGCCAATCTGGCGACCGTCGGCGCGGTCGGCACGGCGTCCGGGTTGCCGGTGACGCATATGCTCGGCAAAATGTTTGCCGGCGCGGCAACGAGGGACGTCAGACAGGGCGTGGGCCGGGCGCTGGTGAGCCTGACCGGCGAAACCGCCGTCGGAACCGCCGCCATGGCGGGCAATCAGTTTGCCGACAACCTGACCGACTATCTGACCGACCGCGGCGGCGTGCTGCATAAAGATTTGACGTCGCAGGAACGCTACGACTATTTGACCAACGGCGTGATCGATGCCGGCATTACCGGCGGCGCGACCATGGGCGCGCTGGGCGGCGTCAATCTGGCGCGGACCGTCGGCCCCGGCCGGCATTACAGCTATGCCGACGTCGAACACGGGCTGGCGGTGACGAAGGCCACGGTCGACGCCACGGTCGACCAGTTGACAGCGGCGGACCATCCGACCGACGCCCAGATTGAACAGTTGCGGATGTTGCAGCAGTTTCAGCGGTCCGGCGACATGAAACAGGCCGCCGAATATCTGGTCGGACAGCAGGGCAAACCGGAACCGGCCGACGGCGTTGCCGATCTTGATCTCGACGATCAGGCCGCGATCGGCCGCCGCGACTTCGACGCCCTGCCGCAACCGGACGACCGGACCGATTTTGCCGCGACGAAAGCCGCCGTGGACGAACTGGCCGGGGCCTATCCCGATCTGACCTTTAAAACCGTCCGGACGACGGCCGACATTCCCGCCGACGTCCGGGAACGGGCGGACCTCGCCCCGGATTCCGCCGTGCGCGGCATGATCGACGAACCCGCCCGGACCGTCTACGTGGTGGCCGCCAAGCTGGCACCGGATCAGGTCGCGCCGGTAATCCTCCATGAAGCCGCCGGACACTACGGACTGCGGACGGCGTTCGGACCGCGCGTCGACGCCATTCTCGACGGCGTGGCGCGGGACTATCTGGACCAATACCGGCCGAAAAATATCGACGACGACGGCAATCCCGTCCCGGAACGGCTGCCGGACACCCGGTATGGGCAAGCGGTTAAAGACGTCACCCGCGCCTATGCCCCGGACCGGACCGATGCCGCCGCCCGGCGGCTCCAGGCCGAGGAAATGCTGGCGGAAATTGCCCAAACCGACGTTAAACCGAGCTGGTGGAAAGAAATTCTAGCCCGGTTCAAACAGCTTTTGCGCTCCGTGCCCGGCTTCCGCAATCTGCGCTTTACCGATCGGGAGATCGAGGGCATGCTGTCCGCGTCGAAACGCGCCGCGCAGACGCCGCACGAAACCCCGGTTGCCGGCGGCGATGACGTTATGGCGGCGGCGGCATTGAGACGGCAGGGCGCCCCGAATACGGCGGAACAGCCCGGACAGTTACGGGATGGCAACGTACCTTATAACCGTGATGTTTTTTCCGCACTGGGCTACCAACCGGCCCGAATTTATGCCGACTATGAGTTTCTGTTCGGACGGCATTCGGAATATTTCAGCAACCCCGATGAAATTAAGGACAACGTGGAGCGGGTGTTGTCCAATCCGGAATTTGCGATTGATGAAGGAAAACATATCGGCTTGATTCGCCCCGATGCCGACGGCGATATCATCGAAGTAAAATTAAACAAAGAATTGACCGGCGGCGATCGGCATGTGCGTTCGGTCTTTAAATTGAATACCCGGCAATACGAAGAAAGAAAAAATCGCCAGTTACCTCGTTCGTCCCAATGGGGCGAACTTATGCCAGACTCGCCTGCCGAAAACGGCAATAACAAGCAAAAGGCTTGGGTAACTGACGCTATCAGAGATAATAATGCATCCGGCAAAAATGTCAAGACCTCGCTGGCAATACCGAGTGACGCGGAGATTGCCGCCGTGGCAAAGATGCTGCTGCCGGGCGTGGCCTCCGGCAGAGTTGCCAACGTGGCCGAGGCGGCCCGATACCTGCGGGATACGCAGGGCGTCGAATTGTCCGGCCGGGTCGACCGGGAACTGACGCAATGGGCGCTCGGCGAAGCCAAACGGCTCAACAGCCAACAGGAAAAACGCGCCGAAGTCCGCCGTTATCGGCAATGGCTGTCGGAACTCCACCCGGAAATTTCCGGTATCATGGAACAGCTCGGCGAATCCGTCAAAATCAAGCCCGACGCCAAATTCGGCAACCGGAAAGACTTCGGCGGCTCCTGGATCGACTGGAAAAAAGGCATGCCGTCCGACGAAGCGGCCAAATTTTTGCACGTGGACGAGGAAAAGCTGGTCGACGCACTCCGCGACCGGACGAAAAAAGGCCTGCAAGACGAGTTTCGGAAGTACGAAAAAGATTTGTCCGGCGATTTCTATTTCGATAAGCTGGACGCCGACGAACGTGCCCGGACCGTCGAGGAACTGACCGACAGCGTGCTCGATGGCAAAACCGAGTTGACCCGCGAATTGCGCAAGCAATACCCCGAAGTGGCCGAAGCCGTCTATCAGCGGATCACCGGCAAAGACGGCAAGCCGGACGGCGCGTTCGACTGGGACGCGGCGGCAAATGCCTTGCGCCATGCCGACGGCGACGTCGACGGGTACATGCAGGGGTATCGCGCCGGAAAATCCGAGGGCGGCAAGGCCTATGCGGCGGTGCTGGAAACCGTCCGCGCCGAGCGCTCCGATCTGGTCAAGGCCCAGAAAACCCTCACCGATTACGCCTATCGGATGCTGCCGAAAGGACAACGCGACGCCGTGCTGAAAATGATTAACCGACTGGCCGAAGCCAGCCCGAACCCGTCGGCAAAATATCCCTACGGCAAGCGCCGGGCGCTGCTGGAAAACATCATGAATGCCATTAAACAACAGCGCGATCTGATTCGGGCGCAGGAACTCCGGGACCAATTGGCGGAACGGCTGCAAGCAACCACGTTGAAACGCGGTCCGCAGTCCGGTAAACCGGTCGGCAAATACGCGCCGGAAGTACAGGCGACGCTCGACGAACTCCGCGAAATCTCCCGGATGTCGCCGGACCGCGCCTGGGGCGAAATGGAGGAACTGCAAAGCCGCGCCGATCAGATGGAGACGGCAGGCGAAGATCCAACGCCGGTTCTGGAACGGCTGGCCCTGCTGCAAAAGTTCGGCATGCCGCAATACAAGACCGCGCCGGAACTGGAACAGGCGCTGGCCGAAGTGCAAACCCTGATTCATACCGGCCGGATGGCGCTGCAACGCGAACTCGAAGCCCGGAAACAGCAGCTTGAAGCCGACCGCCGGACGATGATTGATGACGTGACCGGCGGCGCCAGGCTGCTGTCGCCCCAGCGGGAAGCCCAATTGCGGCAGCACCGCGCCGGGACGCTGACCGAGGCGGCGAAAGGGTTCTGGCGCGGCAATCAAAATTTTGAGTGGCTGATGGACCACCTTACCCGGTTCAGTGCGCAACCGCTGGAAAATACGCTCGGCGGTGAAATGGTTCGCGGCGTCCATCGCGCCGGTCAGCGCGAATTGACCGGCCGCCGGACGCGCGGCGAAGCGTTCAATGCCGAATTCGACCGGATTTTCGGCACGACCGGCAGCATCTCCCGGAGTAAAATTTATCAGAACTTGCGGAAACTCGAAGAAAAAACCGGGGTCATGCGCTACCAGCGTCCGCCCGAATCCGGCAAGGGGTTGGAATATGAGCGCCTGACGGTGGACGAGGCGCGGGAACTGCTGCGCGATCACGACGAGGGCACGGCCCCGCTGCCGGAATACGAAGCCGAAGCCATCCGCCATCAGTTGCAGGATTTCGACGCCGGGGAACGCGGCAAAGCGGCCGGGTTCCGGTTCGGCGATGAATTTACCGACGACGTGGTCCGGCGTCTGCATGAGGAAAACGCGGCCGGTCATGTGGTCATTCCCCGGATCAAGGACCCCGGAGAGCTGACCGAGCAGCCGCTGACGCAGGCGCAGGCGCTCCAGCTCCGCCTCTGCTGGGATCAGGACAACGTCCGGTACAAGATGATGTTCAACGGCTGGACGCACGATTCGATCGGGCAGCTGGACAAATTTATCCAGCCGGAAGTCCGGCGGCTCGGCGCCTGGATGCGCGCCGAACTCGAAAAAGATTTTGCCAACGTCAACGGCGTCTTCGAAAAAATGTATTACGCGACCATGCCGCACACGGAAAACTACTGGCCCACGTCCTACGACGTGAACACCGGCGCCGCCGGCAATACGAAAGACCAGTTCGGCATGTCCTACGGCATGGCCGCCGTTTCCCCCGGCGCGTTGAAATCCCGCCGGTTCCACCTGATGGAGCCGAAAGCCGACGATGCATTTAGTGTTTACGCGGCGCACGTGGTCCAAATGGAGCATTTTAAGGCGCTGGCCCCCGTCGTCCGCGATCTGCGCGGCGTGTTCAACGCCCCCGACGTGCGCCGGGCCATTCAGCAGCGCCACGGCGACGCCGCTTACTCCGATCTGATTAAGAACTTGACGTGGATTGCCGACGGTGGCCGCCGCGACGCCGAAAAAATCGGTCTGCTGGCCGCAATCTATTCGCCTTGGGTGGCGTCGAAAATGATGTTCAACATCAGCAGCGCCGCCAAGCAGCTCGCCGGAGCGGCAAATTACATGAACGATATTCCGGTCTCTGCCTTTGTCCGCGGATCGGCCGAATTCTGGAAACACCCGCGGAAAAACGCCCGGATGCTGATGGCTACCGACTATTTTAAAAACCGCTGGGCCGGGGCCATGGACCGCGACCTCAATATGCTGCTTGACTGGTCGAGTTCGGTGGCCGGAAAACAATCCGGCTGGATGCGCGCTTTAGTTCAGGAGGGCGCGATTTTAAACAAGGCGGGGGATGCTCTTTCCGTGGTCTGCGCCGGGTATTCCGTCTACAAATACCATTATGACAATCTGCTTAAACGCGGCGTCCCCGAAGCGGAAGCCCACGCCAGAGCAATTGAGGAGTGGGAACGGTCGAGCAACCGGACGCAACAGTCCGGGCAGGTATCCGATATGAACAGTTTTCAGCTCGGCGGCACGTTCACCCGGATGATGACCACGTATTTGAGCAACCCGATTCTCAACATGAACGCCGAGGTCGAAACCACGCTGGACGCGCTCCATGGCCGGGGCGGCGTGAAAACCATCGAGAAAGCCGGACGGCTGCTGGTCCTCAATCACGTGATCGTGCCCGGTCTGATGGTGGCGATCAGCCAGTTTTTCAAACATCGGGAAAAATTTGACGAGTACGAATGGCAGGAATTTGCTTTGGCTTCCGTCATGGGGCCGTTTGAAGGGGTTTTTTTGTTCGGCAAGGCGTTTGATAGTCTGTTCCTGGCCGCCATCTCCGGAGTCGAACGCGGGACGGAAGCTTTGCCAATTGCGGAAGATGTGGTCCGCGCCGCCCAACAGGTCCGTAAAACCGTCAAAGACGGGTTTAACCCGGAACCCGTGGAAATTATTAAGGCGGTGGAAAACGTGGGCGCCGCGTTGACTCCGGTTTCCAATCCCGCCGCCGTGGCCGGGGCGGCCGGGCGCGAGTCCCGCCGCTGGTGGCAATTCCTCACCGGCGATTCCGGCAAGAAAAAATCAACTCATACTCTTAACCTGGGAGATTGAATACTATGACGATTGCCAGTACAACCAGCAAAGTACGGTATACGGCAGACGGCAGTACAAAAGTGTTTGCAGTCAAGTTCCGGTTTTGCGAGTCGTCCGATCTGGACGTTTACGTTACTCCGTCCGGAGGCGCGCTGACCGAACTGACCGAGGAAACCGATTACACGATTGCCGATGCCGACGGCGGCACGGATTTTGCCAATGGCGGCAATGTAACGCTCAGCGCGGCTCCGGCCTCGGGTTCGATTGTCACCATCGCCCGGTCCCTGCCGCTGACGCAGGAGATGGACCTGACCACCAACGGCTCGATTCCGGCGGAAACCGTGGAGGCCCAGCACGACCGCGAGATTATGATTGCGCAACAGCATCAGGAAGAGCTCGACCGCTGTTTCAAATTGTCGGAAGACACCGCCGGCACGGCCACGCCGGATGCGTATCTGGCGGAACTGCATGCGGCGGTCAATGCCGCGCTGGCGTCGAAGACTTCCGCTGCCACATCGGAAACCAATGCCGCTACGTCTGCGACGTCCGCCGCTGAATCCGCCGCACTGGCGGGAACCCCAATTGGTGGCTTGGCGCTCTATGTCAGCGCGTCGGGGTCCGACAGTACCGGCGACGGGTCCAGCACAAAGCCGTTCGCCAGTATCAACGCGGCGGTTGCCAAGGCCCGGCTATACCGGTATCTCAAGGGAGCGGCGGTGACGATCAATATTCTGGCCGGGACGTACACCTATACCGAGCAGCAGATTGTCACGCTGAGTCAATCAGACGTGGTGGTCAGCGTCATCGGGGCGGGGGCGGATAAGACGATTCTAAGTTTTCCGTCCAGCAGCGGCATAAAACTATCCGGGATTGTCGATGGCACATTTTCCGGGTTGACGCTAATTCATGGGACGACCGCCAATCCGACCGACGACAGCAGGGGTCTGTACATCACCGATTGCGCCAGTTATGTTGTTTCCAATGTATCGTTATCTTACTGGCATTATGGCATTATCGGGGAGAAAACATTCTATACCGCGTCCGGTACGATTACTCTTATCGATTGCACAGTCGGATGTTACGCGGGATGGAAAGGCCAGATAGCAAGTTCGGCGGCCTGGGTTATATCGGGAACATCGGTAAGCGGTACCGGCATAAAAGTAGTACAAGATGCATCGTATACCGGCAACAGCGGCAGCGTTACTATCACCAATCGCAACGAAGGATTCCGCGCCGCAGAACGCGGACGAATCCGATTTGCGTATGCTGCTTCTAATGATACACTCACCAATGTCACCACGTCTTATACCCCCGCTCTGAACACAGTCGGCAATAACATGGCGATAATTTCCGACTCGACCGCCACCCTCGGCTTCGATTGTTCAAAATCCGCCAACGGGTACACAAAATTGCCAAACGGAATGATTTTGCAATGGGGGACGATTGCGGCGGCTTCCCATGATCAGGAATATGATTTTGGAACGATCACGTTTCCAATCACATTTCCAACTGCCGTGCTTAATGTTTCTGCAACTATGATTACC